CTATGCTTCACAGTCTTAGCGATTGTACTCATGCCGTTTCTATACTTCACTACAGCGTGGTCAATTGCGGGATTCGCAAGTATTGCAACTTTCATATTCTATAAAGAATACTTTTATGAAGAATAAAAAACTGCTACTTGCGCCAACAAGTAACAGTAAGTGTTCATCAAAATATACAACTTAATTAAATCAAAATATACGGAGGTAGTCAACTATGGCTGAAAATATTAAAACAGAACAACATTATTACACTAAAGATTTCTCAGGATACAGAAATGAAGAAGATAATTTTGTAGCAAATCAAGAATTGACAGTAACAATCACATTGAACGAGTACAGAAAACTTATTGAAATAAAGGCTGTTAAAGATAAAGAAGAAGATACTTACAGAGGTAAGTATTTTGCGGAAGAAAGAAAAAACGAAAAATTGGAAAAAGAAAATATAAAACTGAAAAACAAAATTTATGAATTACAAAACGAAGAAGATAACGAGGAGTGCGAAGAGGAGTACGAAGAATACAAGGAGGACTAAAAGAATGTATTACAAAGCGGGTGAGATAAAAAATAAAATTATAAACTTTAACGGGTTCGAATTTAAAGTGTCTGCGATGAAGAGACATGACGGTATCAGTATACAAGTTAAGGATATGAATAATGTTCCACTTAAATCATTTCATGTCGTAGATTTAAGCGAACTATATATTGCAATGGATGCAATGCACGACGTTATAAACGAATGGATTGAAGAGAACACAGATGAACAGGACAGACTAATTAACTTAGTCATGAAATGGTAGGAGGTCGCTATGAAGCAGACTGTAACTTATATCATTCGTCATAGGGATATGCCAATTTATATAACTAACAAACCAACTGATAACAATTCAGATATTAGTTACTCCACAAATAGAAATAGAGCTAGGGAGTTTAACGGTATGGAAGAAGCGAGTATCAATATGGATTATCACAAAGCAATCAAGAAAACAGTGACAGAAACTATTGAGTACGAGGAGGTAGAACATGACTGAACAAACTAATCAAGATGTCGATATTTTAACGCAACTAGGTGTAAAAGACATCAGCAAACAAAATGCAAACAAGTTTTATAAATTTGCGATATACGGCAAGTTCGGTACTGGTAAAACTACGTTTTTAACAAAAGATAACAATACCTTAGTACTAGATATAAATGAGGACGGAACAACGGTAACAGAAGATGGGGCAGTTGTGCAGATTAAGAATTATAAGCATTTTAGTGCAGTGATTAAAATGCTGCCTAAAATTATTGAACAACTAAGAGAAAACGGAAAACAAATTGATGTTGTAGTGATTGAAACAATCCAAAAGTTACGTGATATCACTATGGACGACATCATGGACGGTAAATCAAAGAAACCGACATTTAATGATTGGGGCGAGTGTGCTACACGCATTGTAAGTATTTATCGTTATATTTCTAAATTACAAGAACATTATCAATTTCATCTTGCTATAAGCGGACACGAGGGCATTAACAAAGACAAAGATGATGAGGGAAGTACTATCAATCCAACAATCACGATAGAGGCACAAGACCAAATAAAAAAAGCAGTCATCAGTCAATCTGACGTGTTAGCAAGAATGACAATAGAAGAACATGAGCAAGACGGCGAAAAAACTTATCAATATGTACTTAACGCTGAACCATCAAATTTATTCGAGACAAAGATAAGACACTCAAGCAACATCAAAATTAACAACAAACGTTTCATTAATCCAAGTATTAACGATGTTGTACAAGCAATTAGAAATGGTAATTAAAAATTAATTAAAAGGACGGTATAAAAATTATGAAAATCACTGGTAGAACACAATACATTCAAGAAACTAATCAAGAGGCATTCATGAAAGGTGGGGACTTTTTAGGAGCTGGAGAATTTACAGTAAAAGTTGCAAATGTCGAGTTTAACGACAGAGAAAACAGATACTTCACGATTGTTTTTGAAAACAACGAAGGTAAACAATACAAACACAACCAATTCGTCCCACCATTCCAACAAGATTATCAAGAAAAACAATATATCGAGTTACTTAGTAGATTAGGAATTAAATTGAACTTACCAGATTTAACTTTTGACACAGATCAATTAATTAACAAAATCGGAACTATTGTACTTAAAAATAAATTTAACGAGGAACAAGGCAAGTATTTTGTAAGACTCTCATATGTAAAAGTTTGGAATAAAGACGATGAAGTAGTTAATAAACCAGAACCTAAAACTGATGAGATGAAACAAAAAGAACAGCAAGCAAATGGGAAACAGACGCCAATGAGTCAACAATCAAACCCATTCGCTAATGCTAATGGTCCAATAGAAATCAATGATGATGATTTACCGTTCTAGGACGTGGTTTAAATGCAATACATTACAAGATACCAGAAAGACAATGACGGTACTTATTCCGTCGTTGCTACTGGTGTTGAACTTGAACAAAGTCACATTGACTTACTAGAAAACGGATATCCACTAAAAGCAGAAGTAGAGGTTCCGGATAATAAAAAACTATCTATAGAACAACGCAAAAAAATATTCGCAATGTGTAGAGATATAGAACTTCACTGGGGAGAACCGGTGGAATCAATTAGAAAATTATTACAAACAGAATTGGAAATTATGAAAGGTTATGAAGAAATCAGTCTGCGCGACTGTTCTATGAAAGTTGCAAGGGAGTTAATAGAACTGATTATAGCGTTTATGTTTCATCATCAAATACCTATGAGCATAGAAACAAGCAAGTTGTTAAGTGAAGATAAAGCACTATTGTATTGGGCTACAATCAACCGCAACTGTGTAATTTGTGGAAAGCCTCACGCAGACCTAGCGCATTATGAAGCAGTCGGCAGAGGAATGAACAGAAACAAAATGAATCACTACAACAAACATGTATTAGCGTTATGTCGCGAACACCATAACCAGCAACATGCGATTGGCGTTAAGTCGTTTGATGATAAATATCACTTGCATGACTCGTGGATAAAAGTTGATGAGAGGCTCAATAAAATGCTGAAAGGAGAGAAAAGGAATGAATAGACTAAGAATAATAAAAATAGCACTCCTAATCGTCATCTTGGCGGAAGAGATTAGAAGCGCTAAAAAAATTAAAAAATTTACCCCTGAGGATTCTAAAGGTTTTCCTGATATAACAAAAGATTCAATAAAAGAACCTAAATAAAAATATTATGGTTGATAAAATCCCATTGTTCTTTTGTTAACCACCCTTGTTTGTTATTGACTATTTCTGTAACAAACAGCTTATCTCCAGAATCGAGATAAGGTTTCAACTTTTCTATCATTTCTGAAGTTGATAAAGAAGAACGGAATAAAAATGAAGATTTCCAATAATTGCAATGACCATTAGAAATTTCCTTTTTTATAACATTTCTCAATTCCTCATATTTTTGTCCGGGTGAGTTTAAATCATATGTTAACATATAAGGTTTTTCCATATTTTATTCACCCCCAATCTAACGCAGTAGCGATAACAAAATTATACCAGAAAGGAGATAACGAAATGGCAACATTTAGAGTTTACAAAGAATCAGGTAACTTTGTCACAGTACACAAAGATTTTATACATGATTCTAATATAAGTTGGAAGGCTAAAGGTATTCTACTTTATTTGTTAAGTCGACCTGATAACTGGCAAATTTACGAAACAGAACTAGAGCAACATTCAACTGATGGACTTAGCGGTTTAAAGAGTGGAATCAAGGAACTGGAAGAAATTGGATACATTCAACGTAGTAGAAAACGTGATAAAAGTGGTAGGTTAAATGGTTATGAGTACTTAGTATATGAGCAACCGCACCACATTCGATTTTCCAACGTTGGAAAAACCGTTAACGGTAAAACCAACAATGGAAAAACCGTTAATGGTAAATCGCATACTACTAATAATGATTTAACTAATAATAACAATACTAATAATGAAGGAAGTATATTGTCGGGCAACCCGACGGTGTCTTCCATTCCCTATAAAGAAATTATCGAATACTTAAATAAAAAAGCAGGAAAGCATTTTAAACATAATACAGCTAAAACAAAAGATTTTATTAAAGCAAGATGGAATCAAGATTTTAGGTTGGAGGATTTTAAAAAGGTGATTGATATCAAAACAGCTGAATGGTTAAACACGGATAGCGATAAATACCTTAGACCAGAAACACTTTTTGGCAGTAAATTTGAGGGGTACCTCAATCAAAAAATACAACCAACTGGCACGGATCAATTGGAACACATGAAGTACGACGAAAGTTATTGGGATTAGGGGGATATTATGAAACCACTATTCAGCGAAAAGATAAACGAAAGCTTGAAAAAATATCAACCTACTCATGTCGAAAAAGGATTGAAATGTGAGAGATGTGGAAGTGAATACGACTTATATAAGTTTGCTCCTACTAAAAAACACCCGAATGGTTACGAGTATAAAGACGGTTGCAAATGTGAAATCTATGAGGAATATAAGCGAAACAAGCAACGGAAGATAAACAACATATTCAATCAATCAAACGTTAATCCGTCTTTAAGAGATGCAACAGTCAAAAACTACAAGCCACAAAATGAAAAACAAGTACACGCTAAACAAACAGCAATAGAGTACGTACAAGGCTTCTCTACAAAAGAACCAAAATCATTAATATTGCAAGGTTCATACGGAACTGGTAAAAGCCACCTAGCATACGCTATCGCAAAAGCAGTCAAAGCTAAAGGGCATACGGTTGCTTTTATGCACATACCAATGTTGATGGATCGTATCAAAGCGACATACAACAAAAATGCAGTAGAGACTACAGACGAGTTAGTCAGATTGTTAAGCGATATTGATTTACTTGTACTAGATGATATGGGTGTAGAGAACACAGAACATACTTTAAACAAACTTTTCAGCATTGTTGATAACAGAGTAGGTAAAAACAACATCTTTACAACTAACTTTAGTGATAAAGAACTAAATCAAAATATGAACTGGCAACGTATCAATTCAAGAATGAAACACAATGCAAGAAAAGTAAGAGTAATCGGAGACGATTTCAGGGAGCGAGACGCATGGTAACCAAAGAATTTTTGAAAATTAAACTTGAGTGTTCAGATATGTACGCTCAGAAACTCATAGACGAGGCACAGGGCGATGAAAATAAGTTATATGACCTATTTATCCAAAAACTTGCAGAACGTCACACACGCCCCGCTATCGTCGAATATTAAGGAGTGTTAAAAATGCCGAAAGAAAAATATTACTTATACCGAGAAGATGGCACAGAAGATATTAAGGTTATCAAACATGAAGACAACGTAAATGAAGTTTATTCGCTCACAGGAGCCCATTTCAGCGACGAAAAGAAAATCATGGCTGATAGTGACCTAAAACGATTTAAAGGCGCTCACGGTCTTTTATATGAGCAAGAGCTAGGATTACAAGCAACGATATTTGATATTTAGAGGTGGCACAATGAGTAAATACAACGCTAAGAAAGTTGAGTACAAAGGAATTGTATTTGATAGCAAAGTAGAGTGCGAATATTACCAATATTTAGAAAGTAATATGAATGGCACTAACTATGATCGTATCGAAATACAACCGAAATTTGAATTACAACCTAAATTCGGGAAACAAAGATCGATTACGTATATAGCCGATTTCTCTTTGTGGAAGGAAGGGAAACTGGTTGAAGTTATAGACGTTAAAGGTAAGGCGACTGAAGTTGCCAACATCAAAGCGAAGATATTCAGATATCAGTATAGAGATGTGAATTTAACGTGGATATGTAAAGCGCCTAAATACACAGGTCAAGAATGGATGGTATATGAGGACTTAGTGAAAGTCAGACGTAAAAGAAAAAGAGAAATGAAGTGATTTAATGCAACAACAAGCATATATAAATGCAACGATTGATATAAGAATACCTACAGAAGTTGAATATCATCATTTCGATGATGTGGATGATGAAAAAGATATGCTAGCAAAGCGCTTAGATGACAATCCGGACGAATTACTAAAATATGACAGCATAACAATAAGACATGCATATATAGAGGTGGAATAAATGGCGAAAACAGCAAGAATTGTAAGGATACACGATAAACCTTATAGGTTCAGTAAATTTGAAATGGAATTAATAGAAAGTCACGGTATAACCGCTGGAATGGTTTCTAAAAGAGTAAAAGATGGTTGGGAACTACATGAAGCAATGGACGCACCAGAAGGCATGCGTTTAAGCGAGTACAGAGAAAAGAAAACAATAGAAAGACTGGAACAAGCTAGACTCGAACGCAAATTGGAAAGAGAGCGAAAGAAAGAGGCTGAGCTAAGAAGAAAGAAGCCACATTTGTTTAATGTACCACAGAAACATTCACGTGATCCGTACTGGTTTGATAATACTTATAACCAAATGTTCAAGAAGTGGCAGGAAGTATAAATGCCTAAAACCGATAACGCACGCAAAGAATACTTAAACCAATTTTTCAGATCTAAGAGATATCTGTATCAGGATAACGAGCGAGTGGCTCATACTCATGTAGTAAACGGCACTTATTACTTTCATGGGCATATCGTACCAGGTTGGCAAGGCGTGAAAAAGACATTTGATACAGCTGAAGAGCTTGAAACATATATAAAGCAACAGGATTTGGAATATGAGGAACAGAAGCAACTAACTTTATTTTGAGGAGATGGAAATGATGAACAACCGCGAACAAATCGAACAATCAGTTATAAGTGCTAGTGCGTATAACGGCAATGACACAGAGGGATTGTTAAAAGAGATTGAGGACGTGTATAAGAAAGCGCGAGCATTTGATGAAATACTTGATGGAATGACAAATGCTATTCAACATTCAGTTAAAGAAGGTATTGAACTTGATGAAGCAGTAGGAATTATGGCAGGTCAAGTTATCTATAAATATGAGGAGGAACAAGGAAAATGACTAACACATTAACAATTGATCAGTTACAAGAGTTATTACAAATACAAAAGAAGTTCGACGATAGAATACCGACTAGAAATTTAAATGACACAGTAGCTAGTATGATTATTGAATTTGCGGAGTGGGTTAACACACTTGAGTTTTTTAAAAATTGGAAGAAACAACCAGGTAAGCCATTAGATACACAATTAGATGAGATTGCTGATTACTTAGCTTTCAGTTTGCAATTAACTTTGACTATTGTTGATGAAGAAGATTTGGAAGAAACTACTGAGGTTATGGTTGATTTGATTGAAAATGAAGTTACTTTACCTAAACTACATTCAGTTTATTTTGTTCATGTAATGCATACACTAACAGAACAATTTGTAAAAGGTATTGATAATAGCATTGTACAAGTTTTAATAATGCCGTTTTTGTACGCCAATACTTACTATTCTATCGACCAACTCATTGACGCATACAAAAAGAAAATGAAAAGGAATCATGAAAGACAAGATGGAACAGCAGACGCAGGAAAAGGATACGTGTAAAGACATCTTAGATCGAGTCAAGGAGGTTTTGGGGAAGTGAGAGAACGAACTAAAATTATATATCGTGGTTGGAACAAGGAGATATTTATTTTACAGGGTAAAAATATGAATGTTATTGGTTTGCGCCAAACATTTGATGAACTCAAAAGATTGTATGAAGGTTATAAAATCGTTGTTATTCCAATAGAAGTTGATTTTGAAATCAAATAAATAGGAGTGATGAGAAGTGAGCGACATGTTAGAAATATTTTTAATAGGGTTTGGCGTTTATCTCTTTTATCGCATAGCAATTATTTTTCTTAAGAGTAAAAAGACTATACACACAAACATATATGAAATGTTAATGCTTGCTACTATCTTTATGATATCTACATTTGCTTATAAACATCAAAAGACGCATATCTTAATAGCATTTTTAGTAATGTTTTTTATGAGTAAGCTCAAACAAGTTCAAGGGAGCTATGAGGAATGACACAATACTTAGTCACAACATTCAAAGATTCAACAGGACGCAAGCATACACACATAACTCGAGCTAAAAGCAATCAAAG